GTTAGGATAGCGCGGTATCCATACAGCATCCGCATTGATTTTATCGGCTTGGAATTCCTTGTATTTATGATGTGCTACATAGATTCCGACGCGTTTCGCTCCTAGTCTTCGCAACTCGTCTATGAACGCTTGTGTTCCGGCTCTCATATCATCCATTGTGGTTACTTCTATATCAGCAAACCATATTGTCGCATCCTTGTCTCCACGTTCCCAGAAGTCACGCGCTTCCACTCTAGCATCATTTTCAGATACAAAACGACAAAACGCATAGTTACCGAATGGTACACCATAGGCTTTACATCCCGTTACATTCTTTTGATACTCACGATCTATAACCCTACTTCCATCTTGCACACGTAATATAGTAAAATCTAATTGTTTACTTGCACGACTCCAATTTACTATTTCATGATGTGATAAATCAGCTATTACACCCATTCTAATTTCCTCCCTTTAATATGCACATTGCCATGTGCCACCGATTTTGGTGTTTGTCGCGTTCGGGTCACCATTTACCCTATTTTCCATTTGTATAATTTGTCCGGCTTGGTCGACGATCATTGTTTGACTTCCGTATGTGGAATCAGCTTTTGAATACATTGCTTGTATAGGTGTTTCGTATAACGGGGCAAACTCTTTCGGGACACGTCCCACGATTTTATAAGCCCCACCGTTACCATGTAGCAGGTCACCGAATAGTGTTACAATGTCCCCACGCTTGGTATAAAGTAACCCGTCACCACGATGGTAAAAACCTGTTGCGGGGTCTAGTGTCACTTGTCGGAACCCTATTGTATTCTTTTTCAAATAGAGTTCTTCGGCTTTGTTCTCGGTTAATAGTCGTCGCCCACCTTCATATACGCCTTGTGTATCACCTGTTACACTTGACCAAACAAGGGTATACCCACGCTCGGTAAACTCCATGTCTACCTCAAAATACTCTTTACATTCAATCGAATGGTAGACGATTACACCACCCCTTGAATAAGGAGATAGAACAAGATATAGGATGTGAAATCCTTCCGGGTCTTTGTATACTTCAAAGCGGTAACTATCTTCACGAGAATCTCCTACTTTCAGTAAGGACGGTTTGAGAAGTGAAGCAGGTCCACCGTTTCGAACACCGAATGAAAAGGTGTATAACGGTTGCGCTGTACCCGTGAATCCAAAGTTACTTTGCGGGAAAAGTTGTCCTTGTAGAACAGACCCTTCCGCGCTATCAACCGGGTTTCTTGATTGAATTCTAGCAACCTTGTAATAAAGAGGTCGTTCATTCGTTTGGGGTAACCTCTTTGTTTTTGTTTCTATTACTGGAAACGGTTTAATCAAAGCCATATTTTACACCCCCAAAATACGGACAGTTCCAGAACCGCTTGTACGAATCATATTGACCTTGCTTGTTTTTCTTGTAAAGTCTGTAATAGATTCACCTGGTCGCATTCTGATAGTAGCAGCTCTACCCGTTAATCCGGCTCCTTTTAGATCGTTAGGAGTCGCTTGATATGAATCAAAGTTTATAAATAAATCTGTATCCCCTTCATTCAAAATATAATTGAATTTAAGTACGTCATGCTGTCCCATATCGAACACAACATGATTTACACTAATTGTTCCTTCCCACGCAATACAAGAAGCTCGAACAGGGTCATTCGTAACCTGTACAGGTGGCATACTCGCAATAGAAACCCCGCCTTCTACGTTTACACTTCCGATATGACTTGTACCTTCAGCAAGTGGTGGTAGTTTCGTGACACCTACGTTACCAATCATATTTGTACCCGATGGTAATGTTTTAAACTCAATTGGAACGGTAGGCATTTCCGTCACAACTACTTTTCCTAGATTGTTATTTCCGGCAGGAAGCGCGCTTGAGAATCCTTTTACAATGACGTTTCCATCTGTAGCACCACCGCCACCCCCGCCACTTGTACTACTTGCACTATTAGCAAGTACAGCCGGGTTAAATGGTTCGTTGAATGTTGTTAAAATGATACGCGCCGTGACGTCACTATCATTGTAAATTTCAATTTGGGAAGACCCTTCTTTTCTTGCTAGGATGTTACGCCCGTTACTTGGAACCATTAGTTCATATTCGTGTGGACTTGGTAGGACACGTACGCCCGCGTATAGCGTCGCTACAGATAGATTGTTAATGTCATAGTGATTTGGTTTTGTATCTTCAAATACGTGTGTATACGCCATTCTAGGCGGTAATGTGAGTGTGACCTCACGCCATGTATTATCCTTCGTCATGTTCTCAACTCCTTATAGTAGTTTTACTTTCATATCTGGGAAGGCTTGGAAGAAGAAATATACAGCTATAATTAAAAACACCAAGATCATAACGGCGCGTATGATTCCCATAAATGCACTTGTAATAAATCCTTTGTCGGAATTTGGGGAAGCCGTACCCGTACTTAGCGCACCGCCACCGTCACCCGTTGGCCTGTCTATCAATGTTTTATCGCCTACGTACATCTTTCCGGCTTGGTGTTTTCCCTCTTGCCACCCGACGTGTACATGATCGTAGTGCCCAGCCGTTTGCCATAACACTTCCGTAAATAGCGGTGACGTTTTCGCCCATTTTGCAAATTCGTCCATTTTATCTTTTGAACCCGCGAAGTCCATAGCCATGCCTTGGGAATGGCTATCCGGTCTCCCACTTGGTCCGGTAGAACCGGGGCGGTATCCGCTTGTGAATCGCAAACCAAGGGATAACGCCTTGTCATATACTTGCTTCAACTTGTCGTTTAGTTTGAGTCCCTGTAGTTCCGCCATTCGTAGCACCGCCTTTCGGTTTTACTTTTTTATATCCCTTAGATCGTGGGGAAGACTTTGTAACTTTCTTTGCTCCACTCTTTGCCGTAGCTTCCACTTGCGGGAATGCCTTGGCAAAAAAGAGAACACAAGCCACAAAAGCCAATAGAATAAGCAAGGCACGAATGACACCATTAGCGACGCTTGTGAATATTCCACGTTTATCACTCCCTCCACCAGCAGGAACGCTTCCTTCTCCGGTGTATGGCGTCCCGTCGTCGTACTTATCTAATCCATTTTGTTTAATAATAGAAATCAGTTGCCCCGCATAATTCGGGTCAGTTGCGTATCCGCCCGCCTTAATCCCGCGCGCGAAATCCTCGAATGTTTTCGCGTTTTGTAGTTGGGAAGCATAGCGCGGTGTTTGTAAGAGTCGTGCATGGTCAAGCATGGATTCGTAATAAGAATTGTATTTCCGGAATCCGGAAACACGTCCACCACCTTTGTCGTATTCCATTGACCATACAGTCGTTGTCCCGGCAGGTCCTACACCTTTGATACCAAATAAATTTTTCGAGTTATAGGCAAGTCCGGACATTCCACCGGGGTTGCTACCACTAGATTCAAAGACCATTTGACCTAGAATAATAGAAGCAGGGATTCCTGTTTCTTTTTGGATTCGTTGGGCGTCGTTTATGAATGGTCTAACATCTAAAGCCATTAATAACTCCTAGAATGTGCGCCATAACTTGGTGCGTCCCCGGTCTTCACTTTCCCGACTTCCATTCCGCCCCACTGTTTGTCTTGGACACCTTTTTTCACAAGGTCAGCCATTTCTTGACGGTCTTTCCCGTATGCTTCTACAACGTAGTAATCCTTTGCGCCCGCCCATCCATTTTCAATAAATTGTTTTCTGACATACGTCGTACTTGCTCCGGCATTAATTAAATATTGTTGACGTTTTAAGGCGTCCTCACTACTGTCGAACGTGACATAAATCTTTGTTAGTTCAGCCGGGTCTTTCTTCCCTTGTGCTTCCAACATGGCGTTTAACATTTCCTCTTGTCTTCCGACTAGTGTGTTCATCCCGTCTTGCACGACACTGTTTTGACTTCCGAGCGTTGGATAGTTTGTATAGTAATCCTTCAATTCTTCCTCTACGGCTTCTTGTGAAGAACCACCGCTATGTTTCGCCTTGTTCATAAAAAGAGCCACTAGGACGACGGCAATTCCGCCCCCTAGTAATAGCATCTTTTGTTTTTTGTCAAACTTCGGTTTATGTTTTCCGCCACTCCCACCACTTGCAGGAGGGTCGAGTCTTTCAAATTCTGGCATTCCCTACACCCCCATAATTGGATTTCCGAAATAATAGCCTTGCGGGAAATCCTCTCTTCGGATTTGTTCATTTTGCAAGTTTGGTCGTGTTTTCTCCCACGGTTCTTTTATCGGGTCAGCAACCACCATTTTCGGTTGCTTTGCCGTATGCTTTACTAATAAGGCATAAGAGCCGAGATACTCGTCAAACTCCACATTCAGATTGATAGAGGGTTCATATACAGGTTTGTCCAATGCACGGAACGCGTGACGGTTTAAATTGTCGCGCTTGTAATCCATGTGAATCCCTCCTATCGTCCTTGTAATGTTTTAATGCCCGCAATTGAGTTTTTACCCATTGCTTCAATGATTGACACTGTTTCTCGACCATTTGAAAGGAACAAATAAATACCAATGAGCATTCCAATTCCCGCGATCATATCGAATACTTTTGTCATACTCTCACCTCATTTAATAGTTTTATAAACTTGTCCGAATTTGTAACAACCATACTCATTAACACGAGTAGCAAAAAACCATTTGTTACACGTTCATTTGTGAAGGATTGCAATAGGACGGTCACGGACATAAAGAAGATGACGAATGGCATTGACTCCGTAAATTCTTTCATTTAAACCACCCTTTCACCGTACCCCACGTATCCTCAAATAAGTCCTCCCAACTGTATCCGAGCCACCCCTTATCTTTATACGCGTTCGTTTCGGCACGTTTCTTACTCTGTTCAGAAAGACGTTCTAACACTTCTTTCTTTTTGGGGTCTTTTTCATTCTTTGCAGGTTTTTCAAACAGAATTTCACCCGCTTTTTTATCCGCTTCTTTTTGTGCTTCCCTTGTATTCTTTGTTGTTTCTTTTACAGACTCTTTTGCACCATCCACCACTTTCTCCGCGACCTCTCCAGCGCTTGGAAGTGATAAGTCCGGCGTCATCATTTGCGCCAATTTTGATAGACGTTTCTTTCCGACAAAATCGTCAAACACGAGCCATAAAAATAAAAGGGATAGAGTGAGAAACGTTAAACCCTTTGCGTCGTTGTTCATGTCACATCACGCCTTCGCTTTTTTCTTGCGGATTACAAAGAACCATAGAGCGAGAATAGCGACAACTAGAATTAATGATTTACTCATGCGCCTTACCACCCATTTGCTCTATTTTTTGTTGTAATTGCATTACGATTTGTGTATTAGAATTGATTGTTTGCGTGTTCGAATTGATAGATTGTGTAACGCCTTCTAGTGTCTTTTTCATAGAGGTAGCAAAAAGGATACACATATAAATCGGAAATCCATAGCTACCAATTAATTGACCTACCATTTGAGCGTCCATAACTTACAACCTCCCCGCCACATAACCGAATGCAATTATGATGATGATAAATAGACCAATCGACTTCCAAATGCTTGCCCCTGTTACTGGGTCACTCTTTGGCTTTACGTCTGTCTTAATATCCTTTTCATCCACTAATACAACTTGGTCACCCATTTCCGCTACAGTCGTTCCGCTTGTTGTACGAAACCCCGTATCCGGGTATAAATCATGATAGTAATGATTCAGTCCCATTCTGTTCCCTCCTTATAAATAGGTAAGGAGCATAAAGCCCCTTACATTTGTAATCGTGATAATGTTTCTGATACTACAGTGACTTTCCCGCCTACTTGTGTGCTAAATCGGAACCAAAATTCCGTTAATCGCTCACTATCAATATAGTCACGGCTACCGCCTAAATTCGGTACACCTTGATTACTGAAATCGAAGCAATACACACCCGGTGGAAGTGGGTATCCTAAGTCAGAATGGTTTTTATGAACCAATACTTCCGGCTTGATATTGTATGGCGTGTCCGCTTGGTTAAAGACAAGCTCCATATTTCCAGTAAAGTCTTTTGGCTCTAACGGTTTCCCGTTTGAATCCTCGATATAGAATAGTAGTTTACGATAAATCGTCCCTACGTTTAGTTTTAAAATATTTTGTCCTCCGCCCGAGAATAAGTCCGACTTCGATTGTACGAGTTTCAGTACAGACATATCCGGTTGACCGCCCGGGATAGAAGGAATCGAAAACGTTTCGATAACAGGTGTAATGGACATAGATTTAAATGTCACTTGGTCACTATTTGACGCATTTAATTTGTACGCATTCGCTAGTTGGTCAACGGATACTGTTAGATTCACGTTAGCCGTATTGTTTTGTAACATAACCATACCTACAGGGTCACGGTCATTTAAACTTACAGGGATCGGAACGGTAAATTGAATTTCATTATCTTTACCGGCTGTTGTTGCTACGTTTTCCACAAAGTTTAATGATTGTTTATTTGCACCTGGTAATAACACGTCTGGATGTTGTCGTAAAACGTTATACATAAACAGTTCTTTACCTGATACAATGTAAGGTGAGAAGCCGTTATTTAAGTTGAGTTCTACTCGACGTAAAATACCATATGGAGACATCGGGTCACGTTGAATGTTCCCGCTAGAGCTTTTCAACGTGGCTACGGCTTTGACATGTAACCATATCTTTGTTAATAAACGCGCTTTCGGCAATGTGAAATCAAGTGTCATACCCTCTTGTGTGACTACTTGTGTAGGCAATGTTTGTTGATATTGACGCGTTGACGTTGCCCAAATCATCGCGCGTTGTTGCGGTGAATATTGCTCTTTCTGTTGTGCCATTAGTTTGTTCCTCCTTCAGCTTGTTGGGCTTTTTTAATACGTTCTAATTCCGCTTGCTTTTGCTCTTCCGCTAAACGTTCTTTACGCGCGCCCTCGAATAATTCAAATTCCGCAAAACGCTCAGACGTTGCCACAAACGCACCGTTTTCATAGCGATTTTTATAATCCACTAATTGTTGAAACGTTGGTTTTGTTGCACTGAAATGCGTATTAATTCGATTCATATTTACATCTAAAATATCAACTACGTGCATGTTATACCGCCTCCGCAATCGGTCTTACAACCGGAATATTGTACTTCTCAGAACCTTTTTTAATTAGATAAATGAAAAACATTGTGACAAATGTTGATACAAACATAGATACCCACCAAGACGGGCTAAATAGTTTACCCATTTTCTTTTCCTCCTTGTTATACGGCTTGGACAACTTCACTAAGTCCTTTCACCGGATGTTTTGTTAAAATCGCTTTTGCCATGACTGTTAATAAAATGAACATGAGCCATAGGACAATAATATTTTTGAGTCCGACCCCTGCAAATTTACCCTCCACATTGTCACCCCCTTTCAAAGTTTCAAAGTGGCGCGAACAGGTTCATCGTCACTATCCCGCATATACCAAAAGTTATACTTACCGGGCTTTTCGTAAAACTCCGGACACCCTGTAGCTTTTACAATGCGGTCACGGTCAGCCGGAATATTTAAATCGAAAATAAAGAAGTGACTGGAATTGTTAAACACATCAATCGGGATTGTAGCGGGTCTTTGTGTACATGCCCATACCGTCGCTTCCTTACTACGCCCGCGCGTCATAAGTGCGCGCAAATGGAACGGATACTTTGTAGGAGACGGGGCAACCTGCATCAATTCGTCAATCCATAGAATGGTATTTTCGCGCTCATACACCCACTTCATAAGCGCGTCATAATGTTCTTCGTCCTGTTCTTCTGGAATTGGACAATAAATAATTTTCTTTGTCCGGGCTTCGGCTACTTCTTCCAGTGTCTCGACCAGTACAAAGTCTTTGCCTTCCCGTAACCCGTACCAAAGTTCCTTGCCTTTCTTCCTACGCTCCAAACATTGTCCTTTTGTATCTAACATCACAACATGTTCATACCCGGCTAAATACACTTCAGCAAGAAATGACTTCCCACTACCTGTTTTCCCTGCAATAAAGACATGTTCGTCAGTCGGGATGCCATTCATGTTTCTTCACACCCTTCTTGTCATAACTCCTTTCCGTCCGCAAAACACCTTTACCATTTTTAAGAGCTTGCTTTCGTGACGCATACGGAACGCGTGGTAATAAAGCATTGAAAAAGTGTTCGTCCATACGGTAGCAATGTTCTTTGTATTCAAAAACAACATACTTTTCGCCTACCGTGACAGACCATTCTTCAACGAACGGAAAACAAGGTTTCCAATTCTTGTGCCAATCACCTAGCGGTATAGAATAGATACACCTACTCGCTCGGATAAGTACCGTATTGGACATAGTCAATCACTTCTTTCAGCTTTTCAAGACCATTGTCGATTTGCTCGTCAAAGTCCTCAAAATGGAGCGCTTGCCGGAATGAGTTGATTGAGTTCCCCGCTAAAACTTTGACCGGAAACGGTAGATGGTCTAGCACTTGGTCCGCTACTTGTTCCAGTCTCTCTTGTTTTGTTTCCCCCGGCGTTTCCGGTAGGTTGAATTGGTTTAGCATAATTTGTTACCACCTGCGCTTTCTTTTGTTTTCGTGTGGCATTCCACATCAAGAATTTTGGTACAAAGATTGTAAAACATGCGATAGCAAGTGCAATCGCGTCACTATTTTCCCCGACTTTTTCAAGTGCTGACGTTTTTGCTAACATGTTCTCTATCGGTTCACATAGCGTATCAATTTCGGTTTCACTTAAAGCCCATATTTCGAACCCTTCACGGGTAGCCACCATTTGTGACACTGTCATTAGAATTGGTTTTAATTGAAAGATTTCCATTGACGGTGCTTTTGCTTTTCCTTTAGATCGTGGGGAAGATTTTGCATTCGCGCGTGAACGGGCTTTTCGTTCCCTGTCCTTTTTGCGCTTCTCTTCTAACTTTGCATCAATCTCCGCCTTTTCTTCTTCTTTCCCCGGAACGTCTACAGGAACCAACTTAGGAAGCTTTTCTTCTTCGGTTTGTTGTCCTCTTCCTCCAGTTCCTCCACTTCCGGTTCTTCCTCTTCCTCGACTTTTGGTTTCGGTGGTACTGGTACTTTTTGCGCCCCCGCTTCCTGTTCCTTCGGCTTTATTACTTCCTGTATCGTCGACATGAATGTCTTTGCCCATTGTGGTGCATCCTCCTCACTTTTTGATTTTGGTTTACGTTTTGGTTTCGGCTTTTCGTCTTCCTCTTCTTCCTCTTCCTCAACCTCTTCAAACTCTTCCTCTTCTTCCTCTTCCTTCTTTTTGGCGAAGAATTGGAGATTATTTATTGACAAGAAAGTTTTACCCATGCCCGTTGTTTTTAAAAATGGTACACGTTCATGTTCTTCCTCTAATGCTTTCAGTTCGTCTTCACATGCTTTTCTTCTTTCCATATGTCACACCCCTTAATTCGATTTGTATAAATCAGAAATTCTAGTTTCTATCATTGCTTTTAATCCATCATCAGATATAAGGTTTTTTAATTTAAGAGTTTGTTCTTTTGTCATAATCGTAGTTGCATGACGCACAAGCATTTCCACTTTATTGTTAGCTATGATTAGTTCCGTTAAAGCATCCACTTTGTCACACTCCTTATCGAATGTTTGTTCGCTATATGTATACTATAATACGAACGAGTGTTCCGCATAACGTCACACGTGTGTCATTTTGGACAAATAAAAAAGACTAGCAACTTTGCTAGTCCTTTTCTACTATTCCTTGTTCAACAAGAATCTCTATTGCCTTCATGGTTTCAAGTAATGTCGGTTTTGCTTGTCTCCTTAATGCTTTCCAACAATCCGCATACTGTTTATCAGTCATCCTTCTTCCCCTCCACATTCTTTTCTAGTTCCTTGTAGTCTTCTTTTGTTACTTGCATCAGTCTATCAATGACATACGACTTGCTTACGACTTGTTTGCTAGATTGTGATAGTTCGATGATAAAGTCGAGCAATTTGTCACGCATACCTTTTCCCTCCTTATAACAACTGGATGGCTCTAGGTCTTTGATGTACTCTCCTAATACGTCCTTTACTTTCCAATTGCATTAAATAGCGATGTGCTGTCTTATGACTTACGTACATTCGACTCGCCATATCTCGCACGCTTGGCGCGAACCCAAACTCTTCCATATACCCGCTTATACATTCTAACGTATCCTGTTCCCTTGGCGTCAACATTTTCGTCACTCCCTATTATAAGAAACTTAATTCACCTAATAGTTCTTTCATGTCCCATCCTGTCTTTTTACACCAATCTTGAATCGGTAGTCCCTCATTTGAAAAACACATAGCTTTCGCTTTTGAAGAATACTCTTTATAAAGTCCGTATAGCTTCCTTTGCTTTTTCTCTGGTATTTGTATCTTTCCAAACTTCATACAAAGTTCCTCTACCGCATTCATATCATCATTAAACTCTTCCAATCTTTCATACCATTCATCAAACTCATACTCTGACTTTTCGTCCTTATTTTCCCCATAGTCATTACGAACTAGAGGTGAGGTAGTATTTTTATTTAGGTCAATGTTTCTTTTTTGTTCCCTAGCAAAATTAATTGTTTTATGCATTTCCGCTAGTTCATTCATTTCTATATTATTTTTAGATTTCGTCAAGAATTTTTGAACACGTTCCCCGCCTTTATAAATAGGAATTTCCGCTTTTCCTCTTTTTACTTGTAAGTACCACTTTTTAAACGTATTATAATCTAGTTGTTCCTCTACTACCCATTTCGGAACGCCTTTCATTCGTAATACTTCCTCATATTCACCATCGGTATTAATAGCTTTTTCCGCGTACATTTTTGGTTGGAAATAGAGCCCTTCAATAACATACCCTTCTAACTTCCACTTACCATATTCCTTATCATGCACCATTTTATCAGGAAATTTCGTAGTTGTTGCGCAACTGTCCGTATCACAATAAGCCAAAATTCCTTTTTCATGCGCGTACTTCAAACCTTTAAATAATAGTATTCTAGCAATAGAAGTAATATATGCTGAAATATGTGGTTGAATATATTCAGCCTTAGCATATCCATCATACTCTAAAAATTCCATTCGAATTCCATTCATATCATATATAATTTCGCTTACTGTATGTCCTTCTGCCTCAAGTTTATCTCTCTCAGAAATATCAGCATACATGATGCGTTCCCGCTGCATTGCAAATTTTCCATACAAAGCATTCTGCATAAGTTTAGAAAATGCCCGTTTAGCGCCTTTACTTGTATTTTTTATTTCCTCAAAATACGAAATAAATTCACGAAAGACAGGTGCTGTTTTCTCAAATACCACACCACTCTCAATTTTTTCTATTCTACATCCTTCCGCTTCTGCTAACGCTAATTCCGGGAATGTCCAAACACCTTCTATTTTGCCAACTGGAAAAATCAATTTACCTGTATAGTCTTTTTTAGGTAGGATAGGAATATACATATCTTCAGGTACATGCACCTTCGCATGTATAAAACCTGCTCCATATTTTCTTCTTTTCCATAAATCAAAAGAAAGTTCCGCTTCTTCATTATCCAATACATTCGGATACCCAACAGGCATTTCAGCCATTTTCATAACATACGGATATAAGCTATTTTTGTCATAATGATATCCATTTTCTATTCTAGGTGTGAAAACTTCGGTTCTCCCTCCATAGTAACCTTTTCTAATAAAGGCTTCTAATCCTTTTCCTATCTGTTTATGATTATATTGTTTTGTAGAAATAGCAACTTTATAATCTTTCTTATACTGTTCTTTATAAACTGTTTTAGCAAGGGAAGCCGTAGTCGGACAATTAATAAATTGTTCAACTTCTAATTTTGATAGACCTATTACAATTTCTAAGATTTTATATAAGCTACGACAATCATATTCCATGTACTCACATAGAACAGGGTCATCCTTATCTACGGTTGTAAAGAAATTACCTTTTGTAAGTCTCTTGTTCAATTTACGGTTTTTTACATTATAAATACCATAATTGTTTTCTTCCATATAATCGACAATATCCATCTTCCCGCCTTCTAAAAGGTCGAAATCTCTACATAAGTTTTCAAGTGAAGACGGTAGCAATCGGAAGCTATCATGTAGTATAATATGAGAAGCGGTAAACGTTACTATATTACCATTGATAAATAGCGAGTTATTAAATGTCGGTTCGGCATAATCACGTAACTCTGCTATGATCTTGGAAAGGTCGAAGTCTAGGTTATGTATATACACATGACAGTCATATGCTTTGTACTTTTCAAACACTGGTAATACGTCTGCAAACGTATAGCCAGTATAGTATTGTTTTCCATCGAATAGTCCAATTCGAAACACGTCGCCGTCCAAACCACGTGTTTCAGTATCTAGCGTAAAGAGTTTAATCTCTCTACGCTTTTTTCTATTAGTAGTAGTCATCATTATCCCAACTTTCTTTCTTATACGACTTTGTATCGTATATCTTTTGTATCTCCTTTGCGTTCTTTTTAGCCTTTTCATAAGGTAAAGAACGTAGCTTAGCTACTAATTCCTTTAAATATTTGTCACGCTCTTTTACATCATACACACCGACCATAATCGTTTCTATAGCCGTTAATAGTTTTGATAACTCTTTCCCTTGCCCTTCATATATCTTTACATAACCATGATTTCTCCAAAGTGTATTCGTTTTCGAAACATCACGCTTTGGAACTATACGTATAGCAACCCTTCCCAAAAAGAGTTTATTATGAGCATTCTGTAACCATCCTATTATGGATTCTGTAATTTGAGATCGTGATCTTGTATTATTTCTCTTTTTAAAATCGTATATAAACTTACTATCTGTCTCACCTGTAAAGTCTTGATAGTATATTAATAGAAAAGGTGCTTCCCTATCTTGTTCTTTTTTAATTCTCTCTATTTCGGGAAGTAACTTTTTCCAAGAGTTATACTTACTCGGTGATAGACCCCACTGTTTTGCTAGGTTTGCTATTTCCCTAGCGCGCTCTCTATTTTTCCTATTATGCGCTTTCTTTTTATAAACAGTTTCTAACTCTCTACCTTTCAGCTTCTTTGTTTCTTTCTTACTATAACCTTCCGAAACAAGTAACGACTTTTTACGTTTGGTTTCTAGTTTCTTCTTTAACCGTTTATTTGCCATTGTATCACCTACTTATAAAGCCATGTGACCCGTAACAACTAGGTCACAGGTCTTTGGCTTACATGGCTTTCTTTTCTGTAATAGAGTTCATAAAGTTTGCTATCACATTATCAAAATTAGACATAGCTGCAACCACGTCCAACTCTTCTTTTGTTAACACTACCGATGTTTCGTCATCTTCTAATTTTTGTTTCAAATGAACCATTCCATTAAAAGATACAAATTCTAGTTCTCGCTCATTTGTTCGAATAGATACCTGAACCAAATTTTTAATAGCGTTCACGTCTGCACCGTCCTTTTGTGTTTTAAAAAAGAGGATACACCATGTGTACCCTCATTCATTTGTTATAGGAATTAGCCTTGTAGTTGAAGTGTTAATGTTTTGAAACCTTTACGCGTTTTTACTTCATAAGGTACAATTTTAAGTGGTTCATCTGTCCATGGAGCTG